CTGCCGCCCGAGCTCGCCGGCGACTACGACCTGATCGATTACCTCACCGCGAAGGACGCGCTGCTCGCCCTGCAACAGTTCGGCGTCGGCGAGCGTGTGTTCTACGGCTGGCTGCTGCGCGACAAGAAGGATCCGACGCAGTACGTCGTCGCGATTCGTGGCACCGAAAACGGAACCGAGTGGGCTTCGGATGCGCTGGCGGTACTCGTCAACCACGTACACCTCGGATTTTTCAGTTTGTATTCGAGCATGGAGTTCCGCGGCAAACACCCGGCTGACGGCATCACCGAGACCATTCCGCCGGACGGCACGGTGACGGTCCTCGGCCACAGCCTGGGCGCGCCGCTGGCGTGCTACCTCGTGAACGACTTGATCGGCAAACGCGACTGTTACGGCTTGTTCTACGCGATGCCGAAGCCTGGCGACGCCGTGTTCGCCGATGCGTTCAAGGCCAGCGAGGCTCGGTACTCGGTTTTTGATTACGGCCCGGACATCGTGCCGACGCTGCCGGCGAACCTGCCGCTGCACCGGTTCGTGCCGCTGCATGACGTGACCGTCTTGCCGAAGTCGCCACAGATTCCAGACAACATCGTTTCCAACCACAGCGCTTCAAATTACATGAAGTTGCTCGAAGGTATGAATGCGAACGCCTGAGCAACTGGCATTGCATGCCGCGACCCAGCGCAGGTATCGCGAATGTCGATCACATCATCCCGTTGCAAGGGAAAAATGTCTGCGGCCTGCACGTCCACACCAATATGCAGTTGCTGACCAAGTCGGCAAACGCAAGCAAGCGCAACAAGTTCACGCCTTACGTCATTGAAGGACACTCCCCATGAAACTGAGCACCATCGCAGTATTGTTCGCCATCGCATTGCTAGCTGGATGTTCGGCCGCGCAGGTCAAGGCCGACGTCGAGGCCAAAGTCGCCCACGACTTCGCGGTCGCCGTGACGCCGGTCGCCAGCGCCGATCTCGAGGCCGCCGCCGCCCAGGCCGCCAGCCACGGCGACGCCGAAGCCGCTACCTGCTACCACGAAGTCGAGTCCTATCTCGGCGTGCTGAGCTCGACGCCTTCCGGTGGCTTGGCCGATTCACTCGGCAGCATCAAGGGCATCGCCACGGCGATCGAAGCGCAGCGCCTTGCCGCGCTGACGCCGGCGGCAACGATTCCACCGGTGCCAAAGTCGCTTATCACCGGCTGCGCGGTCGTAGTGTTCGACCTCAAGATCAGCATGCTCGAATTCATGCGACAGCTCGGCTTCGATGTCGCGAACCTCAAACTCGGCGGCGCGATCGGTTCGGCCAAGACGCTGAGCCTCGTGAAAGCCGCTGAAGCCGCGCAGGCTACCGGAGCACGCCCATGAGCATCAAGCGCCTGAATCCGATCATCTGCGTACAACTGGTCCTGGTTGCCATCCTGCTGTACACGATCGCCGCCAGCTACGCGCACGCGGCGTCCTACAATCAGCCGCTACAGTGCGCGGCTACCGGCATCGCGCTCAACAACCCCAGCACGTCGGCGACGGTGCAGTGTCCAAACCTGCCGCCCCCGCCGCCGCCGCCACCGGGCGGGACATGCAAGACCGGTACGCCAGCAGACCTTCCGAATCTCACGGCGGTATGTTTCGGCCGGTTTGTCACGCATGTCGGGACATGTAATCCGGATGCCGGGACTTGTCCGTCAGCGACCGGCGGGTTTTCATTTGCCTTCGTCTTCGGCAGTGCGTGGCCAGGCAACAACGGCGCGACGGACGAGATTTTCAGTCTCGGCCTGAATCAATATCTGGCGATACCGGTCGATCCATCCCCGGCGGGCACGGAATCCTTCGTCGCCAATACGACCTACATGCCGACGAACAACGCCTTGTTCGCAATCAGCGACGCGCCAGGGAATTTCACCGGCGCCGGCGTGGAGTGTTCGAACGGTCGCAATCCGAACCTGGTCGCTTCTTCCAACGGCAGTGCCGCCAACTGCCACCTTGATCCCACCAAACACTACTGGCTCAACATGGCGCCAGGCGTGCAGGGTCCGGCTGGGTTCGCTCCTTGCGCCAAAGCCCCATGCAAGATCGCGGTGCAGGGCAAGCGGGTCAATTGAAGAACTGACGCCATCCGTTCCGTGACGCGCGACGAGCAAGACATCTGCGACCTTTTCGCCGGCATGTTCGGCGCCCGCATGTGCATCAACGACCGCTGGCGCATCCAGACCGACGGCAAACCAGCCGGCAAAGCCATCGCCGAGGAAGCCTACACGCTTGCCGAGCACTTCATCGCCGAGCGCCGCCGCCGCAAGGGTCGGCACAAACACGCAAAAGCATCGAGGTAATCGCACATGAACCTGACACGCCCGCCGCGCAAACCCGTCGAGCCGGATGCCGACGACACCAAGAAAACCGGCATCTACAAAGGCAAGAGCAACGCCTTGGGTGGTGGTGGTCGCGCACAGCAGCTCGTCGACAAAGGCGTGCCGAAAGCTGTTGTCGGCATGATCGCGCGCGAGAAACAAGCCGCACCCGGCCAGCGCTACTTCCACGGAGGCAAAAAGAAATGAGCCGCATTACTGATCTGAGGTATCCAGTCATGAAGCGTTTTCTGACGCTCGCAATCGCTGGCTTCATCGCGTTTGTCGGCATCGTCGCCCAAGCGGCCGTAACCGACTACAAGGTCGTGAAAGGGCAGAGCATCGACGATCTGTCTACCCAAATTTCGGCCGCAATCTCCGATGGTTGGCAGCCGTACTTCGGCGCGATCGGGAAAAATGACGGGTCGTATGCGCAGCCGATGATCAAAGGCTCGCAGGTTCTCGTCGGCGCGACCGGCGCCGCTGGAGCCGACGGTACGGTCAAGACCTTCTACGGCGAGACATCGAGCGCTGCGAACACGTATGCCGTAACCATCACCGGCGCGACACTCGCGACTGGCAATATCTTCGCCATCAAGTTCGATCACGCGCCTACTGGTGCCGCCACACTCAACGTCAATTCGCTGGGTGCGAAGGCGATCAAATTGCCCAATGGCGCCGCCATCGCTGATACCCAGGGCGTCGACGGGCAAACCAACTGGATGGTGTACGACGGCACGCAGTTCATCCTGGTCATCACGCCGAACAACGCCTATGTGCCGGCAACGATGGATCAGTTTGCGCTGGCAGCGTGATGAAACTCAAACCGCTACCAGCCGCGATCGCCACCGCGCTCGTGAACAACTGGTTGCAATGGCGTCAACAGCAGCGCGAAGCGTACCTGCGCGCCGTTGCGCTGGGTGAAGCGCCGTGAACCTGACGCGTCCCGCGCGCAAGCCGGCGCAGAACAGCAAGAAAGCCGCGCCGGCCAAGCAGCAACCCACAAACCAACGCCGGGACCCGCTCAAGCCGCACCCCAGTCACGCCTACGAGGCGCTGACCGATGAGAACGGCAATCCCGTACCGGAAGATGATTCGTCGTCGTGACCAAGCGCAAGAACCCAGCCGACAAGAAAAAGGTCGGCAGAGAGACCGATTACAAGCCGGAGTTTTGTCAGAGAGCGTGCGAGTACGCCGTCAACGGCGCCACCGACCGCGAGATTGCAGAACTGCTCGGCGTCACCGAACGCACGCTTTATCGCTGGAAGCACATCTACCCAGAATTTTGTCAGTCCCTTGAAATGGGTAAGGAAATTCCGAACAAACGCGTCGTTCAATCACTATATCGCCGCGCTGTCGGCTACTCGTTCGATGCCGTCAAGATCATGGCGCCCGGGGCTGGAAGGCGTACGCCGATCATCGTCCCGTACGTCGAGCACGTACCGCCAGACGTTGGCGCAGCAAAACTCTGGCTGACCAATCGCGATCCGGAGAACTGGCGCGAGAAGTCCGAAGTCGAGCACACCGGGAGTGTTGAATTACTGGCCCTAGCGAAGTCGCGGCGTGAACGCGCAGCCAAAGAAGGCTGATGCGGAGGCCGCGCTAGTCGAGTTGGTTTTCGGCTACGCCTACGATCCACTCGGTTTCGTCACGATCGCTTTCCCTTGGGGCGAGGCCGGCACGGAGCTCGAGCATGAGAATGGCCCTCGCGACTGGCAGCGCGACACGCTGATCGAGATCGGTGCGCGGCTTCGCGAAACACGCAACGCCGACATCTGGGAAGTGATTCAGAAAGCGGTCGCTTCCGGTCACGGCGTCGGCAAATCGGCGCTGGTGTGCTGGCTGATTCTGTGGGCGATGTCGACGTTCGAGGACACGCGCGGGATCGTGACCGCGAACACGGATACCCAGCTCAAGACCAAGACCTGGGCAGAAATGGCCAAGTGGCACCGCATGTGTCTGGTGAGCCACTGGTTCGAACTGACGGCGACGGCGCTGTACTCGCGCTTCAAAGGTCACGATCGGACGTGGCGCTTTGACTGCATTCCGTGGTCCGAGCACAACACCGAGGCGTTCGCTGGCTTGCACAACAAAGGCAAGCGCGTCGTTTTGATATTCGACGAAGGCTCCGCGATCGCCGACAAGGTGTACGAGGTCGCCGAGGGCGCGTTGACCGACGAGCGCACAGAGATCATCTGGTGCACGTTCGGCAACGCCACGCGCACGAACGGGCGCTTCCACCGCGCCGTTGAAGGAAATCTGCGGCACCGCTGGAATCCGTTGCAGCTCGACAGCCGCGACGTCGAAGGCACGAACAAGGCGCAGATCGCCAAGTGGATCGCTGATTACGGCGAGGATTCGGATTTTGTCCGCGTCCGCGTCAAAGGTCAGTTCCCGCGCGCCGGCGCCGTTCAGTACATCGGGGGCGACATTGTCGATCAAGCGATGGCGCGCGAGTGCGAGGAAGCGGCGTACATCCACGCCGCGAAGGTCTTCGGCGTCGACGTCGCGCGGCATGGCGACGATCAATCGGTGCTCACCAAGCGCCAAGGCATCAAGGTTTGGCCGCAGCAAAGGTTCCGCATCGCCGACACGCAGAAGCTCGCGGACCTGATCTATCTGGAAATCAAAGAAGACAAGCCGGACGCGGTGTTCATTGACGCCACCGGTATCGGTTGGGGCGTGATCGATGCGCTCAAACGCAAGCTCGGCATGGACTCGGATCTGATCTACCCGGTGCAGACCGGCGAGAAGGCCAACAACGAAGCCGAGTACTACAACCGCCGCGCCGAACTCTACGGTCGCGGCCGGGCATGGATCAAAGAGGCTGGCGTGCTGCCGAAAGACGCCGAGCTCCACACCGACCTGACCGGACCCGAGTACGGGTTCGACAACAAAAACCGGCTGCAGATCGAGAAAAAGGACGACATGAAGTCGCGCGGACTGGCGTCGCCGGACTGTGGCGATTCCCTGTTGCTCACCTTCGCCGAAGCAGTTGAGCCGCGCCGGCGTCGTGAATCCGAAGAAGACCCGCGCCGATCTTCCGATCGGCGCTCAACCCCACGCTGGATGACCGCATGAACCGTAGAGGATTCCTTGGCATCGCCATCGCAAGCGCAGCGGTGGCCGCAACTGTTGGCATCGCTGGCGCAACGCCGAAGCGCGCGCGCGGCTTTCTCGTCGAGCAAGGCACTGGCCGCATGCGGAAAATCACGCCAAATCCGATCTTCAAAGGCCAGATCGGGACGTACAACAACATGGTGTTTCACAACGACTACGACGATTTCGGCGTGATCGTTATCGACTCACCGCGCCCATGAGCAGCACCGCCCGCATCACCGACACCGGCCGCAAGGGCGACCTGCGCATCGGCTTCGGCTTCGAGCGCCAGCCACCGCGCGGCGAGGCAGAAGCGTGCATGTACCTCTACGCCGTGCGCTCACCGCGGCAAGTCGCCTGCATTCCGATCCGCCAGATGTGGATGTTCGATACCCGCACCGAGGCCGATCGAGACAAAGCGGGCGAGTACAAAGCGCTCGAGCATGCCCGCACGGTGGCTAAGGCCGTGTACGACACGCAGAACCCGTCGGAAATGGACGTACACCGTTGCCTGAACGCGATCGAGGATTTCATGACCGACCTGAAGAACATGCCGCCGCCGAGCACCTGGCGTAACCCGGAAACGTTGGAGCAAGCGCTCACGGCCAAGGGTTACGACATGGTCAACATGCCGACGGCCGGTCGGATCATTCATTGATGGAAACCGGTATCAACTTCCCGACGTCGGTGACGTCGATCGGTTCGTCTGTGCCTTTGGCCTACGACGAAGACATTCCGAAGGGGAAGACCAAGAAAGAAACCAAGCAACTGCAAGACGATGCGCTGCTCAAGCAACTGAACTCGTGGTGGGACGAGGCGCGGCAGTTCCACGCCGCCAACCGCTACGAGCAGATGCGCGACAGCGACTTCTACGACCACCACCAGTTCACCGAACACCAGGCGCGCGAGATCCTGCAGCGCGGCCAGTTTCCGAGCGTCTACAACCTCGTGGCCGTCGCGATCGATTGGATCATCGGCACCGAACGCCGCACCCGCGTCGAGGGCAAGGTGCACCCGCGCAAGCCAAGTGCGGTGGAAAGCGCACTCGCCAAGGGCGAGGTGATCAAGTATGTCGACGACGTCAATCAGGCCGGATTCGAACGCAGCCGCGCGTTCGCCGATGCGGCCAAGGTCGGCGTCGGCTGGACTGAAGAATGCGTGGTACGCGATGCGCTGAGCGAACCGCTCACGATCCTGCACCAGGACTGGAAGGAAATGTGGTGGGACCCGTACTCGAAACGAGACGGGATGCAGGACTGCCGCTACATGCACCGCCGGCGCTGGACCGATCTGGACTACGCGGTCGCGATGTTCCCGGAGGCGAAAGACGCCTTGCAGGGACTTGCGCGTTCGTTCAACGAGATGGATGTTGCCGACAGCGACGACCTGCTCGACGTGCCGGCCATGTTCCTGCAGAACGACCTCATGCGTCACGGCGAGGTCGGCTACACGATCTTCGGCACCAGCAGCACCGATCAGAAATTCCGCCGCCGCCTGCCGCTGACCGAGACGTGGTATCGCAAGCCGCGCGCGGTCAAGCGTCTCGTCAGTATCGACCCGGACCTCAACAACGAAATTTACGACGAGAAGGAACCCGACCCGGATCACGCCGCCGCCGTGAAGGGTGGTTGGGCGACGCTGACCGACGGTGTCGAGGAAGACATCTGCATCGTGGTGTGGATTCCGAAACTGATCCTGAGCCACGAGGTTTCACCGTACAAGCACAAGCGGTTCCCGTTCACTCCGATCTGGTGCAAGCGCGACGGCCGCACCAATCTGCCGTACGGCTACGTCCGCGGCATGCGCGACGCGCAGATGGACTTCAACAAGCGCCGCCAGAAGGCGCTGTTTCTGCTCTCGGTAAACCGCGTCCTCTACGAAGACGGCGCTATCGAGAAGGCTGACGAAGACGAGTTCCTCGAAGAATGCGCGCGCCCGGACGCGAAGCTCAAGTTCAAGAAAGGCGCGCTGAACGAGAAACGCGTCAAGTTCGAATGGGGCCACGACATGGTCCCGGCGCAGATTCAGCTCGGCCAGGAAGCCCGCGAGCACATCCTCGAAGGCTCCGGCGTCACCCGCGAGAACCTGGGTCAAGACTCCAACGCGCAATCCGGTCGCGCCATCCAGTACAAACAGGCGCAAGGCTCAGTAACGACGGCCGAATTGTTCGACAACTACCGTCGATACATGCAGACCAGCAACCAGAAGGTACTGTCGCTGACCGAGCAGTTCATGAGCCTGCCGAAACAGATTCGCATCGCCGGACAAAACGGCAAGCCGAACTGGCTCATGATCAACGAGCCGATGCAAGACCCGCTGACCGGCGAGATTTTCTTCAAGAACGACATCACCGCGCAGGAAGCGGATTACGTCATCGACCAGCAGGACTTCCGCGAGACGGTGCGCATGGCGCTCGCCGAGCAGTTGCTTGATCTCATCGGCAAGATGCCGGCGCAGGTGCAGTTGCCGCTGCTTGATATCGCGGTGGAGATGATGGACATCCCGAACCGCGAAGCGATCGTCGCCCGCATCCGCAGCGTCACCGGTGCGCCGCCGCTGGGTCAGGAAGACAGTCCGGAAGTGCAGGCGCAGAAGCAGGCGCAGGCGCAGCAGCAGCAACAGCAAGCCGAACTCGACGCGCAGGAAAAGAGCGCGAAGATCCAGAACACGCTGGCCCAGGCAGCCAAGCACAGCGCCCAGGCCAAGCACATTGCCGTGCAAGGCAAGGCGGCGGCACTCGATACCGCCGGCATGGTGCGCGCGGCGCTGCCGCTCGTACCAGCGGCCGATCGCATCTACCAAGCCCCGCCGGAACCACCGCCGGCCGTGCAACAGGCGCCCACGATACCGGCGTCCGATTCCCCTCCACCGGAGTAATTTTCCATGGCAGACACCACCCCATCGCCGGCGACCGATCAAGGTCCGGCCGTCGCTCAGTTCGACAATCTCACGGAAGCCGAGCGCGCTGCGCTGGAACCGGAGAAAGACACCGCCGCCGCCGAGAAAGCCACGGCCGATGCTGCTGCGGCAAAGGCGGCCGAGGACACCGCCGCCGCCGAAGCCAAGGCGAAAGCAGATGCCGAAGCTGCAGCCGCTAGTGCTGCGGAAGTGGCGAAGGTCGCCGCAGGCCCCGTGCTACTGGAAGTACCGCAGCCGCCAAAGGACTTCGAAGCCGAGTTCGAGAAACTGAGCGCCGAGCGTGATGCCTTCCTCGACGCGCAGAAGAAATTCGCCTCGGGCGAACTGGAAGACGAGCCCACCTTCGACCACAAGGGTTATGACAAGGCGGTGCGCACGCTCACGCTGGAGCAGTCGCGCTACGAAAGCACGAAGGCCACGATCGAAGCCGAGAACGCGGCGCGCGCTCAACAGTTCGAGCAGGCCGCTTCGCAGGCATTCTCCGACGCGCAGAAAACATGGCAAGCCGCGAATGCGGCGTTCATGGCCAATCCGCTGCGTGCCGCCGCCATGCAGGAAGCCATCAACCGCATCGATGCCGAGACCAAAGGCACGTTGTCGAACGCACAACTAATCGAGAAAGCCGCAACGGTCGCGTTCGAGGCGTACAACTGGGACGCCAAGGCCAATGCCGGCAAGCCAACTGCGGCACAGCAGAAGCAGGCCGAAGCGCTCGCCAACCGCGCGCCGCCGCAGGCCCCGCGCACCGTATCCGCCGCGCCCGCAGCCGGCACGGAAGGTTCTGGCAATTTCGGCCACCTGGAAAACGCCGGCGTGCTCGAGCAGGAAGCAGCCTACGCGAAGATGAGCGAAGCGGATCGCGCGAAGTGGCTGGCCGAGGTCGACGGTCCTGTCGCCTAAAAAGCTATGCACTACTTTCACAAGGCGTCAGTGGATGAACTGACGAAGACAGGATTCACCTTGCTGCAAGGTTATGTCGGCGGAGTGACAATAGACGAATTCGACTGGGGGAGATTCAACCAGATTCGCGATGGCGGCGAATGGCGATCAATCGGCATTCGCATCGTGATTGACGTTCGGGTGCCGTTTTCGCGTGTGAATATCTGGTTTCGCACCGATCTGTTCTGGATGCGCTGCGATGCCGGAAGTTCTGAATTTTGCTGTGGTTTAAGCAATCGCGGAAATCCGAATGGTGGGTGCCGGACATTGCTGCGACTGTCGGCATTCAAGTAAATATGCCTCTGTTTCTCACCGTCGAGCTTGGAGACGAGCTCAAGATCGGGCGCAGCCTGATTTCGTTCGAAGAAAAAAGCGGTCGCCGCGTGCGCATGAAGATCGACAGTCAAGAGGATGTCGAGCACGTCAAGCGCGCCGACGAACCCAAGGAGAAACCCACGCCCGCACTGACCCGTCCACGGCGGGCCTGATTTCGTTTTACCCCCAGCGCAGTAGTGCCGGGGCGCTTCTCGCAGCAAGGCGCATGAGTGCCGATCAAGACCATTCCCCCATTGATCGAGGTACACACTCATGTCCAGCACCGTAATTGCGGTCAACGACGCCAAGGCTGTCGTCCGCTACTCCGTGGCACTGTTCGTCGACATCGCTCGCGAATCGTTCTACGACAACTCCATGGTCGGCCAGGGCGAAAATGCCATGGCTCCGTGGGTCGCCATCACCGACCTGGAAAAGAAGGCCGGTGACACAGTCACCTACGACTTGAACCTGCAGCTCAAGGGCAAGCCGGTCTACGGTGACAAGCGCATCACCGGCACCGAAGAAGGTCTGCGCTTCGCAACCGACTCGCTCAAGATCGATCTGATCGGCAAGTCCGTTTCCGCCGGTCGCACCATGACGCAGAAGCGCACCGAGATTTCGCTGCGCAACGTCGGCCGCGACCGCCAGAAGGACTACTGGTCGCGTCTGAATGACGAGTACAAGTCGATGTATCTCGCCGGTTCCCGCGGCGTGAACGCCGACTTCGTCGAAGACACGACGTTCACCGGCTACGCCGGCAACTCGTTCGCAGCGCCATCGGCCAGCCATCGCTTCTTCGGTGGTACTGCCACGGCGTACAACAACATCACCTCGTCGGACAAGCTGACGCTGACCAACATCGACAAGTTGGTGGCGATCTCCTCGACGCTCGGTGGTGGCTCGGCGAACATCCCGCGCATCCGCCCGATGAAGTGGGCCGGCCAGAACCGCTTCGTGATGGTGATCCATCCGTTCCAGGAGTACGACCTGCGGACGAACTCGAGCACCGGCCAGTGGCTCGACATCCAGAAGGCAGCGGCAACCGCCGAAGGTCAGCAGAACCCGATCTTCCGCGGCGGCGTCGGCATGTACAACGGCGTGGTGTTGCAGAAGCACGAGACCGTCATCCGCTTCTCCGATGCCGGCGTGTCTACCAACCTGCCCGCGGCGCGCGCGATGTTCCTCGGCCGCCAGGCCGGTTGCGTTGCCTACGGTTCGCCCGGTAACGATCAGCGCATCAAGTGGCGCGAAGACCTCGAGGACCGCGGTCGCGAACTCGTCATCACAGCCGAGATGATCCACGGCCACAAGAAGACGGCGTTCACGATCGACGGCACCGCGTACGACTTCGGCGTGTTCGCGCTGGATACGTACGTCACGGTCCTGTCCTAATCGCCACCACAATCAAGAGGTAATCTGAACATGGCAACCAATTACATCAATCCAGCCAACAAGGCGCATTTGCTCACGCCGCCGGCGCCCGCCGGCGGTCTGGTGTGGGATCGCTTTGTCTTCGCCCTCAACGGCAGCTACGCTTCCGGCGCGGGCGCTCTCAACGACACGCTCGAAATCGGCTACGTCCCGGCTGGCTTTCGTCTGGTCGAGAATCTGTCACGCCTGTACCTGCCCGTCTTCGACACCAACGGCACCCCGCTTGGTGACGTGGAAGTCGGCATTACTGGCACTGCAGCTGGTCTCGTGGCTTCGCAGGCGGCGGAAACGGCAGCGGCCGTAACTGCACTCCTGCGGCAGACTACGTCGATCGGCTCCGACAGTGTTGATACGCCGATCATCGTGACATTCGCAACCGCGGTCGCCACGCTCGGCACCGGCACGATCATCTTCGAGCCGGTCTACCGTCCGTCCAGCGGCGCCCTCGGCGAGTAACTCCTCGGTCACGAGTAACACTCGCTCGTCAGTCAGTGGCCCGCAGCCTAGTTTGCGGGCCACTTTTTCTATTCCATCAAGGAAACAAACATGGCAAAGATCGCATCGCGTGAACCGACCGTCATCACCAAGCGCAACGAAGCCGGAATCGAAATTCAGGCGCCGAACATCCGTTACCACGAAGCCGCCGGTCGGCCATGGAAGTTCACGCCCGAAGGGGAAGACGGCCCGCTGGTCTGTGATGTCACGGATCCCGCCGCTGTCGAGGTATTTCTCGCCGAGCGCAACGCCAACACGTTCTACGCGCTCAATCCCGCGGCCGATCTGAAGCGCGCCGAAGCCGACACCGGTGACGACGCCGCCAAGGCGAGCGCCGCCAAGGCGAGCAAGGCGAAGTAAGCCAGTGAATCGAGGCGAACTGATCGAGCGGACGCGCGAGATTCTGCAAGATAGCGCCTTGCCGCCGCTGACGCCCGATGACATGATCGGGCAACACCTCAACGATGCGGTTGACGAAGCGTGCATTCGCACCCGCATCATTCAGGATTCGCGCTCGACTTTCTGCACCATTCCGCTTCTGCCCGGGGTATCGCAGTACACGCTTCACTGCAGCATCTTCGCTGTGCGCCGAGCCAAGATCGTTGGCCAGTTGGATCCGCTGCATCTGTGGGATGTGGCCGACATGGATCGGTACTACCCCGGCTGGGATGACCCGACGCTCGCCTGTCGCGCCATCCCTGAGGCGGCCACCTTCGGCTACGACTCTGGGCGTTTCACCGTGACGCCGACGCCGGATGCAGCCTATACGCTCAAGTTGCTGGTGTGGCGGTCGGCTGTTGATAGCGAGCGCATGAGAAGCAACAAGGATTGCCCGGCGCTTCCCATGCACATGCACCGTGAGCTCAAGCACTGGGCTGCCGGCATGATCCTCAACAATCAAGAGGGGGAACTGTTCGATCCGGATGGCGCGGCAAAACAGATCGCGCTGTTCAACGCCGCCTATGGCGACAAGCCGGACCTCAACGACATTCGTTCGTGGTCCACCAACCGCCGCCGACGCGTGCGCGCGCACTTCGACTGAGAATAGCCATGAGTTGCGACGCCACCGTGTTGAACATCGCCCAGGGCACCAAGTACAACTACCTCGCGCAACTCGGCGCCGAGCCGCTGATTTACAAAGCGATCAGCGCGAAGGTTTCGAGTACGCCGTTGACGCTGACAATCACCGGTCACGGCATGCCGGCGACGTGGGGAGCCGCGTTCACCGATATCGGGTACGACGACATCGATTCCGACGAATGGCCGCCGGCCGATAGTGACGACTTCCACGAAGCCACCACCGTTGACGTCAACACGGTCAAGTTCAACAACATCGACTTGGCGCGGCTGGATGGTACGTTTGCCAACGGCAGCATCGCGTACCTGACGCCCGTCGATCTGACAAGCTGCTCGGCTGCGCTGAACATTTACGATTCTGCCGGCGCGCTGGTTCTCGCCATTACGTGCACGCTCGACAACACCGCCAAGACGATCACCGCGGTGATCGACGCCGGCAACGTGCTATTGATTGTCGGCAGCTACACGTTCTCGCTGCTGTTCACCGATTCCGGCGGTACGGTGACGGAGGAAGACCGCGGCAGCATCAACATCTACGCGCTGGGTTCTTCGCCGTCGTGACCGTTACGCGCATCGTCACACGGCGGCTCACACGCGCCCACCCGCTCCGTCATCTCGTCACGCGCGGGCAGGCTGGGCCGACGGGACCGCAAGGGCCAGCGGGAACCGCGCTCGCCATCGCGCATCACGCCGTTTCGGCCACTGCTGCACGTGGAACATTGAACGTGATCGACGCCGACAATGTCGTGCTGACGCTGCCGGCTGGCGCTGTGGATGGTGAGCCGATCCAGTTTCTTGTTCCGCAGGCGCGGACCGGGTTCGCGATCAATGGTGGTGCGGCAACGGTGAACGGCGCCGCGGGCGATGAACCGTTTCCGGATGGTCCGTGCTCCGGAACGCTGGTCTACATCGCGGCCGAAACGAACTGGTTCCTTTTCTTGGTCAATACGGGACAAACACCAGCATGAAGCGTTTCCTGTTCTCGCTGCTCGCGCTGATCGGCGCCGTCGCGCACGCCGACACGATTCCCGACTGGCTCCGTCACCCGGCCGGCGCGTGCAACTCGACGCAGGTTATCCGCTACCTGACGCCAGGAGCTCGAGTGACGTGCGGCTTGGTGGCGTTCTCCGACCTCGGCAGCACACCGACGACGCTTGCCGGCTACGGGATCACCGATGCGCAATCAAGGGTGTCGAGCTCATGCTCGACAGGGTCGGCGATCCGGGTCATCAATGCCGACGGCACGGTAACTTGCCAGAGCGCGAGCGGCGGCGGTGGAGCGTGGGGTTCGATCACGGGCACGCTGTCGGACCAGCTCGATTTGCAGGCCGCGCTCGACGGCAAGCAGCCGCTCGATTCCGACCTGACCGCGATCGCCGCACTGACCACGACGAGCTACGGGCGCGGCTTCCTGCCGCTCGCCGACGCGGCGGCGGGGCGCACGTACCTCGGCCTCGGCACGCTGGCGACGCAGTCCGGCACGTTCAGCGGCACCAGCTCCGGCACGAACACTGGCGACCAGGTCGTGCCGGCCACGACGACGAGCACCGCGCA